CGCAAGCGCTTCACCAAATACCGTAAAGTCTGCAGACATTCTGCCCAAGCCTGGTATAGCGCTTGGCATTCCGTTTTTTGCTAATTCAATTTGCTCTGGCGTAAATTGATTTTCTGCGGCAAATTGCAAAGCCTCTTTTTTTACCATGCCTTTAGCCACGCCAAAAACGCTCGCTGACATGCGGTCATAAATGTCAGCCCTTGTGGCTTCGACCCTAGCCGCTTCTCTGGCGGCAGGCATGAAATCAACCTGTGGTGGCACAACGCGATCCATCGGCACGCCGCCAGGTGCATCTAGTTGGATTCGACCGGATTGAATTCTGGTTACCATGTTGTTGCCTTATTATCTATACACAGTTTGGGCAAAATCAACCGCACCACGGGTCAATGTGGCACCAGCCAACAAGCCAGCCTGCTGACGCGCAGCTTTGCCAGCCTGAGTAAGCTGACCAGCTTGGCGCTGTGCTGCAAACACATTCAGAAAGTTTTGGTAGTCAGTCGATTGGATCATCGCAGACGCATCCTCAAACCCGAGCACTTGAGCTGTTAGCGCGTTCAGATCAGCAATACCAACATCAAACATGGTCGCCTGCACATTCTCGCGCTGGATTGCTGCAATACTACCTTCTCCGAATGCAATGCCAGATGCCGCAGCCCTAGCTCTGGCAGTAGCATTAGCAGCTCGCAAATTCTTTAGCAAAGTGTTGCCAGCGATCTGATAGTTGCGTGCCTCAACCTCTGCCTTCTTCAATATGCGACCAGCTTGGATCTGCGCGTACTGATCCGACATTTCTGCGCGAACCTCGGCCACCGCCAGGTTGTCGCGTGCCTGCAACATGTAACCTGTCTGCTGTTGGATGCCAGCCGCCAGTTGCGCTTGCGAAGCAGCATAAGATGCAATAAGGCCAGCGCCTGCAACTATCATCCCACCAGAAACGCCACCAGTTGCCGGGGCTCCACCACCGGCTTGCCCAAGCAACTCTTCCCTTCCGATAGCAGCGCCTGAATGTATATCCATGCTTATGTTCCCGAGTAAACGGCCACGCGATAGTCAAGGCCGAGCAAGTTCATCTTCAGCGGCAGATTCTGCGACACTTCAATCGACTGCTCGCGGCTGTAGCCCAGCACACCATTGACCCGCTTGATGCCGGTATAGATCGGCTCTGGATCATCCAACAGCGGATTGTCCAGCAACCTAAATGCCACCGGCTGATTGTTTATCACAATGTTTTGTGTCTCTTCCAGCACCGCGCTGATCTCAACAATCCGCTTCTTAAACGATACCCGGCTGCCGGTCTGCAGCTTGATCTCAACCGGCATCGTCTTGACATACACGGTGATCGGCAAGCCAACCTCGTAGCTGGTGGTCGATGCGCGGTCAAACGTCACCGAGCCGCCACCGCTGACAGTCTCGTTACTCTGCGGCACGCCATCAGTTATAACATTCAGCGACTTGGCAATGTGCGGCAGACTAGATGCGCTGGCTGCAGCGCCACCAGTAAATGCACAATCGGTATAAAGATCGTCTTGGAACAGTTCAATAAAGTATCTTGTGGTGCCGTTGAACACGCGCTTGGTCACCGCATAGATCTGCGTCACATCCACGCCAACGTCGATAAACTCACCGTCGGTGGTGTACTCAGACGGCGATGTAATCTGCTGGCTGCGCATGATGGAGAAGACTGCCATGCTGCCGTCGTTGGTGTTGGTCATTAGCAACAGATCTGCCTCTTCTGTACTAGATGCCCGACGCAAAGCAATCCGCTGCGGCCCCTTCAGCAGGTGACCAGACAACAGCGAGATCCGCTGGGTGATGTAGGTCAGCTGGGTGTCGCTAAAGAGAAACTCATTGAGCGACTTGCCCTGGCGCTGGATGTAGACCGAGCCAGACTCCACCGACTGCACCCGAGTGCCAGGCTTAATCCCATTTCGGCTGACGTTCTTAAATGTAAACGTCAGCGGGGTAACAGGGTCTGTTCCCTGCTGTGGCACATAGAATTCGCCGCCGGTGGTGAACACCTGGAAGTCCCGCGAGCTGATGATGTCTGTGATGACGTTAAGTTCGTTGGTGTCTAGCGTTGCTTCGACCGCATCATCGTCCAAAGATTCAAACGGCACAAAGTCAAAGAATAACCCGATCTTACTGCCCCACACGGTCGATGGCCGCGACTTACTGCCGCCAAAGTACAGCCGACCCTCATGGAAGGTCACTGACCGTGGCCAGCCTCTGGTGCTCGACCAAACATCCTCGTAATTGTGCTCCAGTTCCCAGCGACCAGCATCAATGGCCGTGGTGTTAAAGAATGGGTATTCGGTAACAGCTTCGACCACCGTTGCCGATACATACCGAGTAATCCTTGCTCGACCTTGTGGGCTGGCATTGACGTACTGGTTGACCGACTCTGTTGTCCAAGTGGTAACTGAGTAATTGCTTGCGCTAGTTGGCGTTGTTGTCCATGCCGGGGTTATCGTCGCCACCTTGGTGCTGCCGACGTAGTCCTCAATAATCCTGATCTGGCCAGCACCTGTGCCGCTGGTGATCGTGACATACATGCCGTTATAGATGTCATCAGTAGCGCTAGCCGTTGATTTCAGGGTGATTGTAGTGCTGGTGCCAGCCTGTGCCGTGCCGCTGTCGTGGTGCGTTGTAGAGGCTGTCAGCGTGATGTTTCCAGACACGGCTGATGGTGTCAGCGTTGATCCATTGTTTGTGTGGAAATCAATGTTGAATGCGTACTTAGGAATGCTGTCAAAAGTAATCGTGGTCGCCGTCCAGGCTGTGTCGCTGGTGCGTGTTATGCGCACCGGCTGCAGGTCAGGATGCACCACAATCAGCGTATCAGCCGACTGCGTCCAGCACATATCGTCAACGATACTGCTGCCAATGGTGGTGGTCAGGTAGCTGTTTCCGCTGCCGTTGATGTTGGTCTGTACTACGCCATTCTTGATGATATACATGCGGTTATGCGTAAAGCACAGCATGTAGGAATCGTCCACCGAAAATGAGAACGGCACCAAGCGCACACCGTTGCCTGCAGAGGATGTGCTGGTATTGGGCAGTTCAAGAATATGCTTTAAGCCTGGGCGGCGACGCAGGCCACCTTGCGGCTGGATCAAGACATTTGTCGCCTTGGCCAGCGCATTGCCATACTGCTGCAGATCGACACGCGCACGCAGTAACGGGTCGAGCTCACCCGTCGAGAAGTTCGTTGTGAAGTCAACGAAGCGTGCCATTAGTTCCTCACCGAAACCAAGGTGTAATCCTCAATAACGCGCACCGGCTGATTCTTGCCATCAATCACAGCAGCCTGCCGGAAGAATCCACCGCGGCCATTTTCAGCTGGATCGCCAACAGCAATCTGCCGCCAGCGCAGTGTCTTGTCGCCCTGTTCTGTAATTGGCTCGGCGATGTGCCAAGCAATCATGTACTTTAGCAACTGCACAAAGTATTGCGGCATTGCATATTCTGGCGTCTGGTACTGGTAGTCGATATAGACCGACTCCAGATTCGTCAGCAGCTTGTCGCCGTGGATTTCCCAATCGACACTAATGAAGCCGCCAACTGCAGCCGTATCGCGCACCGAGTGCGGGTTGCCAAGCCGGTCACCAGGCAAAAGGTATTCATATTTCCAATAGCTGGTGGGCGTAGTAATCAGCCGCGCCAGCTGGATCTTCTTCATGGAGAATGACCAAGGGTGCATCATCAGGGTCGAATCTCGGATGTCTGGATATAGACGGTCGCAGACAGAACTCTCGTCGGTGCCGTCGTTAAAAGATGAGATTGCCTTCGCGCCCAGCAGAATCAGCGCGTCAGAGCAAATCGAAACACCTGTGTCGCCTGCTGCCATTGCAACCTCTTAATGTAAGAAAGGGCTGGCCTCTCGCAGAAACCAGCCCTTGATACTACATGATGACGACTTAATCGCCGTCGGTAGCCGACAGCGTGGTGCCGTCGGTTACGTCAACAACGCCGCTTGCGTTGGAAACGACATACACCAAAGTGACAACGGCGGTCGTGCCGGTCGAAGTCACGCAATGGATAACGTCGCCCACTTCGAGCGTGTTGGCCAGCGCGTTGAAGTAACCCGCTGTGTTGACATCCGCGATAGCATCGGCTGTTTTGTAGCCGTACATCGACGGGGCGTTGCCTCGCTTGGAGGCACTGTAGGCTGTAAAGCCAGCTGCATCATAAGCCATGATTCAGCCCTCCTATTAAGCTGCAGCCGCAGTATCGCGGGCAGTGATTTTAACGATACCCTCTGCATCGATAGCAATCGAACCAGCCGAGAATAATGCGTTGACCAGCCAGCTGGTCTTTTCTGGGACATAGTTGATTTCGGTGCGAGGAGCGATGCCTTCTGCGTAGCCGATAGCGTCTTTGTGGAAAGCAAACAGCGTGCGATCCGACGAACCATCGATTGGCAGGCCACCTTCCGAGCGGTCACCCAAGACATGGAACGTGAAGCCCATGTACTGGTTGATCTCGCCCTGAACCAGCGCCTTCACGGTGTTGAAGTCCGAGCTGGTGACCGAAGTCTGCTCGAGCATCGCTGCCAGCGAGTTAGCGTGGATGATGATGTGACGGCCATCAGATGGCACGTTCTTGGCGTTCAGGATCTTCGCAGCTTCGCGCAGCTTGGAAATGTTCATGTTGGTGTTCGAGCCACCAATTGAATTTGCCACGGTGCCGGTGCCGGAAGCGCCGTTCAGTGCGTCAAGGATCAGCTGATCCTGGCGACGGCCAATTGCAGCTCCAACCACTTGGGCGAGCTCAGAGCGCTCGTCGAAGTTGACCTTTTGCTGCGAGAAGATGTCCGAATATTCTGCAGCGTTCCAATCGGACAGCGTGCAGGTGACATTCGAGAAACCTACGTTCATTGGGGTTACATCAGTCTGCGTTACACGGGCAGTAGCCACGCCGCGACCGACTTTAGGGAAACGTACAGTAGAGCCTTCTACACCACGACGCTGACGCACAGCACCAACCAGCATTGCTTTGCCCTGGTAGGCTTGCTTAACTTCAGCATCGAACAGCGTAACAAAGGCGTTCGATAGAGAAACGGCCATTTGAATACCTCTTCGGTTAATC